CCCCGCCGTGCTGAGGTCGATCACCTTGCCGGTCAGCGCATCCCAGACGCGATTGACGCCGACCGCCCAGCCGAACAGGCCGAGACCGGCGGCAAGCGGATGGCTGGCATTGACGCGGAGCGGCTGGTTCGGTGCCCGCTGCCGCCTACGGAACATCCCCGCGGCCATGGCGCACCGTCAGGTCGCGTCGATGGTGACGGGCGTGTGCTTGACCTCGTGGTTGCCCGCCGTGGCGTGCAGCGCGACGCCGGTGTTCTGAACGACGAACACGCCCCACTTCGCCGGCATGATCCCGCCGAACGCTGCGGCAACGCTGACCGGCCCCCACTCATAGGTGTGGTTGCTGGTTGCATCCGTGTCGATCACCGCGAGCAGGCGCATCTGTGATTTCTCGCCGGTCGGACTGAAATTCGCGTCGGTCGCACCAGCGCCGGCCGAATAGGTCGTGCCGTCATAGGACCCGAACGCCCAAATCTCGATCACGCGCGAGGCGGTCGGAGAGGTGCCCGTTGTCACCTTCCCGCCGACCAGCGCATCCATCAGCGGCGAGGCACTGTTGTCGATCGCCGTGCCCTGCCGCCCCGCGATCAGGTTCGTGTCGCTCGCGAGGCTCGCCAGCGTGCAGGTGTGCGTCACCGCCGCAGCGTAGGCGGGCCGGATCGTCGCCATCAGAAATCCTCCCGCCCCACGCAGAACATCCGGCTGCGCGCATTGGCCCGGATCGAGTGGACCATCTCGGCCGGCACATAGAAGGCGTCGTTGATCACGCGGACCTCGCGCCCATCGCCGAGGATCATCGTGCAATCGCCCTGGATCACCGTCAGGTGGCCGCGCTGATGCTGGTGGCTGCCCACCACCTCGCCGGGTTCCAGGTCACGCACCACGGCCTTGACGTCGGGATAGACGCGCGTCTCCCTCATGCGAGCGAGAAGTCATTTACGCGCGCGGCGACTGCCGTCTTGATCTGCGCGTCGGTCGTGGCGGGCCATGTTGAGGCGACAGTCGTGTCGGACGCCACCGCCCACACCAGCTTCCGCGCCATCGCTCGCGGGTCGGCCAGCGTGTTGCGCGCCCAGGTCACGCGCGCGGCGTGGTTCGGCGTCTGGTCGCTCTCGGCAAGCACGTCCTGCGCGACGAATGCCACCGCGACGGTCACGCGCTGATGCGTCGGGCCATCCTCGATGACGATGCGGTAGATATCGACGTAGGCCATGGCTGCCCTCGATCAGATCGATATGCGGAGAGTGGACGCGCTGAGCGTGAAGGTGCCAGACGTCGTGCTGACGTCGGCGCCGAAATCGATATAGACGATGGTCTCGTCTGCGCTCGCCGCTCCGCCGCGCGACTTGTAGTAGACCGCGCCGCGCGCGCCGGCGATCGTGCTGCCGCCCCAGGACGCCCCACCGAGGGTGATGTCCAGGCGGTTGTTGGCCGTGTCCACCGCATTGACGGTGACGGTGGCCGCCGCACCACCCGCGGTGTAGCCCGTGCCGGTGACTTCGTTCGTCACGTCGTTGCGGAAGTCGTGCAGGTCGAAGTCGGGCGTGTAGGCCGACGTCACCAGCATGACCTTGAAGCTGTCCGTGTCGTAGTCGATGTTCCCGATCGCCGCCGCGCGGAGCGCGGGCAGGAAGATGCCGGATGCCATTGAAGGAGGCTCCATCTGAGGGACGGGTCGCCATCACGGCGATCCAGCGCCTTGCCCAAGGGCGGGTTAGGCTGCGGCGCTAAGCGCGCTCGCCTCGACAATCAAGGTCTCGAGCTGCGCATCCTGGGCTGTGCCGCTGATGCTCAACTCGATCTTCACCCGATCAACCGTGACGAGGTCGATCTCGGCCGCTGGGGTGATGATGGTCAGCATCAGCGGTGCGCGATCTTGCTGAGCAGCGGATACAGATCGCCGGTGACCCTCGACCCATCCGCGTTGGTGAGCGTCAGCACGCCATCTTCGTCAGGCTCAAGCGACCGCACCGGTGGCCCTGGCGGGCCGGCTGGCCCCCGCTCACCGGGCGCGCCGCGGTCACCCTTCCCGCCCGGTGCCGCAATGCCCTGCCAGCCACCGCCTGGGCACGGCCCAGGATCATCCTGGATGGCGGCGAAGGCCCCGCCGTTCCGCGTCACCACGTCGAGGTAGCGATATGTCTCTGTCTCGCTCCAGGTCCCGCGGACGGCCATGGAGCGGCCATCAGCGCCCGCGGCGACGATGCAGATCCAATCTTCATGAGGGGGTGAGCGCCCGGTATCCCGCCGCGCCTGCCATAGCGCCCCGCCGTGGGTAACAACGCCGCCCTGGTAGTGCACTGCATCGGTCCAAGCGCGAACCTCCGGCAGTTGGCCCGGCGGTCCTTCGGGCCCAGCCACGCCTTGCGGCCCGACTTCGCCGCGCTCGCCGGCCGCGCCATCCTTGCCATTGACGCCATCAACGCCATCGCGGCCGTCCTTGCCGTCGGCGCCATCGCGACCAGGAGCACCCTGCTCGCCTCGCTCACCCCGCGGCCCGGCCTCTCCAGCCGGCCCCTGCTCTCCGCGCTCACCTGTCGGACCAGCGGGGCCTGCTGCGCCGTCCTGCCCATCTCGCCCATCCTGGCCATCACGCAGCGAAGCCAGCCGCTCATTCAGCCTACGCTCTGTCTCCGCCACCGCGGAAATGCACTCGCGCAACTCGGCCAGGACCGCACGATGCTCGGAATCGCGCACCGCGCGCTCGCTGGCGGCGTCGCGCTGCAAGCCCTCGATCACGCGAACAACGCGCTCCGCAGCCGCGTCAGTGAACGCGTTCAGCTGAGCCTGCAAGGAGCGCATCGAATTGCCGGTCATAATCCGCGAAGCCTCGGGTTGGGGCATCGTCATCCTCTTCCGGCTCTGGCTCCACGGGAGCCGGCGCGCTTGCATCAGCGGGCGAAGGCGGCTTCATCTCTGACCCGTAACTCAGCGGCACAACCTGCTGTTGCACGCGAGGCATGGCGCCGTGACCGCCCGGGGTGACGGGCAGGTCCAACTCGTTCCGCGCTTCGTCGGACGAATGGATTCCGCTGATCGTGCTGCGCGCCAGGCCCTCGATCATTTCTCTGAAGTTCGACCGCAGCAACGCCTTGGTGTCGAACTCCAGATATTCGTCTGGCATCCCGCGCAGGCGGAACAGAAGACCAAACGCCTCTTCGATGTGGTTCAGCGCGAAGCCGAGGCCCTGCGCTTTCCACGCTGAAATCAATGCTTCCGTGGATGCGAAAGGTGTTCCGCCGATGCCCAGAATCTGAAGCGGGACGCCGAACGCCAGCGCGACGTTCTGCTCGCTGATCTTCAGCATCTCGGCCAGCGCGCCGTCGTTCGCAGTGGTCGTAACCGGCTTGGCCTTCAGCCCCCACGCGAGGATCGGCGTGCCGCCTGCATTCTCGCCCTTGGTCTGCTCGTCCCAACTCGCGCGCAATTGCAACGCTTGATCGCGCGTCAACTGCTGGTCCGTCTCCAGCATGAAGCTCGGGCGCGCCTGGTTGAGGTAGAACTGAACCTGCTGGCTCATAGATGCTCCGGCCAATTCCAGTTCCAGCACCGTCGCGAGGATCGGGGAAGCGCCCTTCAGCACATGTCGCGGCGTGTGGAGCCGGACGTGCAGCACATCACGCGCCGGGATCGGCGCGGAGAAATCAAACCGGCGCTCGACCACTTCGTTCCCGCCAAGGGAATAGAAGATCGAACCATCGGCCGCGACCATCGCGGAGCCGGTGCGCATCAAGTGCAATTCGGCGATCTCGCCGCGCTCATTGCGCGCCGCCACCGCAAACGCCTCGCCGTTCGTGTAAAGACGCCGGACCAGGTTCAGCAGGAAATCCGAAATCGACTGATAGTCGTTCGGGCGGCGGATAACGCGACTCAACGCCGATCCGGGGACGCGCTCGCGCCCACCGCTCTCCATTTTCCGCCAATGATCGCCCGGGCACATTGCGATCGTTTGCGCGTAACGCGAAACGCAGGCCTCAACCATGGCACTGCACTCACCGTAGGGCTGCGGCGATACGCCCATCTGCCACCAGTTCAGCGCGCGACCAGCCGCCGCGGAGATCCAGCCGCCATCCACAAAATACGGGCCAGGGCGATATTGCCCCTCACCCGATCGCGTGAGCGACCGGAAGGCGCGGGTCAGCCAGTTGGCCATCTCAGCGCGTCTTGTACCGGGCGCCGCCCGCGGGCTTCATCTGGCGGTCGGCCGCGGACGGC